TCAGATCGAAAACCCGAAAAACGAATTCAGCCACGTTCTCACGAGATCGTACTCCTCGGTTGTGAGTACGCCGCCGGGTTTCGACGACGTGTCAAAGAAAAGCCACGCCGCAATCTGAAGCGAGGCTGTGTTGCGTGTCAGGTAGAACGGCGCGGACGGCATGAAAAACGACCCGGTCGCCACGTTATACACAGTCGTCCCGTTCAGGTAGACCCGGTAGTTCGTGTTCGACTGAACTCGAAGGACGTTCCACTGAGTAATGTCGACACTCGACGGCGAGAATCCGGGCCGAGAATTCCGCAAAATATCCTCGTAAATGTTCCCGTCAGAGTCAAACAAGTAATGACTTCCCACACTGGACCCCAGACGAAATCCGCCCGGATTCATCGTTCCCGGGACTCTTTTTACCACCGCAAAAAACTCGCCAGCCGTGGCCAAGCCCATGCCAAGGCGATCCGTGAACCGGAACGATTGATTCCCGGTAAATTCGGCTGCCCGCTTCCCGTTGACTGTCCCTGTCCGCATGATCGGGCTATCCACTCCCGAAGTGTCGAGAACCGATCCTGCCCGGCCCGGCAATTCAGGGATGACCGCACCGTCCGCATAGCTACTGGCGTCATCGACGACGTACCACCCCGCCAGACCCTCAATTTCACCGACACCGGCGTACGCACGCTCCAATTGAGTGAAGTACCAGTCCGGGCCGACATAGACATAGAGCTTCTTTGTCAGGGGGTCGAGTCGGGCCGCGTATCCTTCCGAGGTCGAAGGACTGTCGGAAGGGACGCCGGACGTCTCGGGGAGCAGTACCGCCCAGCCTCCGCCGCCCGTGCCGGTGGATTCAGTCGCGCCTAACGCCGCCTTTACCCAGGTCCAAGCCGGGGCAACAAACCGGCACTGGTAGAGTGTCCCCCCGTTTTCGCCGGTTTTCGAGAACAGCGCTCCGGCAAGCGCCGCGCTCGGCGCCGGCAAAACCGTGCCGGAGGAAATCCCGTCGAGCTTGGCCTTGTCTGACGACGACATAAACCCGGCTGCGCTTCCGGTCGCCAAGCCGTGGGTGTGCGCCGGCACCCCCTGCGCCTGCCATGCACCACTCAGCCACCGCATCCAGTAACCCGGATCGAGGACGAAGACCGTCCGAATTAGCGGCGGAGCGTAAAATTGCCAAGTTCCCTGGACTCGAACAGCGACCTTATTTGGATTCTCCGCAGCGGTCCCGGACAGCAGATACCTGTCACCGTTGGCCGGAGAGCCAGGGAGTTCATCGACGATTTCCAGCACAGCCAGATTGGTAAGCGCGTCTAGCCGGCGCATAGCGTCGTTGTAGGGCGCGCCCCATCCGTCCTGGCCGACCTCAAAGCCCGTCTCCAATCCCAGATTCGAACCAACGTAACTCATGCTAAACCTCCAAAACTCAGCCCAAACGACAATCCAAAACCGCCTCCGCTAACCTCGAAAACAACCTCTTGGGACGTCCCGCCGTCGCGTGCAACGGCACGAAAACGGTAGATTGAGCCGGGCATCAGGGTTACTTCACCCTGCCTCGCGCCCCCCCAATCACCGACCGACCAGTCGAGGTCGCCGAGCCGACGGTACTCAAAACGAGTGTCTTCGACCCCGGCATAAAGCCACTGCAAACGGGCGGTCAGGCCAGAGACCACTACGGTCAACGCGAACGGGGCCTCGGTATCCGCGACCGCCACAATCGGCACGGACCACTCGACCCGTCGCGGCCCGGAGTCAGATACCTGCACTGGGCCGTCGAAAAGAAACCTCCGCGCCTGCCCAGTCTGTAAATCCGCGAAAACGATTTCCTTTTCCGGGTAGTGCCAAGCGTGAAACGCCTGCAACTCGGCGACCACTTCAGGCCGCTCGAACCCACTCAACTCGTAGGCCGGCCGCGTGCCGGAGCGAGCGGCGGCGTAGGTGATTCCTGACGGCAGATCGACCCGAGCGACACTCTTCCCCGCTTTTCTTGGCGCCTGACTGATCGGCTTCAGCGGGAACACCCCAACGACCTGCCCCGACGCAGCCACAGCCTCCGAGCCGTTGAAAAGCCGCACCGTCGCCCCATGAGTACGATTCCAAGGACGCCACAAGCCATTGGAGTCGATCACTCCAGACGACGCGGACCACACCAGAAAACCCACGCCGTTCGTGGAAAAGTCGATCTCGCTGTCTCCGCGCACCGAGAATTCAGTTGGAGCAATCATCAGGGTCATCAGAACACCGAGAACGTATCAATCGCCGACACCTGGCCGGTCCGAGTAACCACCCGCGCCTGGTATACGCCGTCAGCAAGCGCCGGGAAAATCTTCTTCCGCGAATAGGACCAGTCCCCGAAAAACGTCCACACGTCGTCTCCCTGCAAACGGTACTGACCACGAGTAGGAACAACCCCGGCAAACAGAAAATCGAGTTCGTACTGCGCCAGATCGGGGTTGAACACCACGAACGCCTGCCCCGGCACATCGATTTCCTCGGCCGAGAAAACCTTCACCTGCCACTGCCAGAGCAGTCCCCGCCCGGAGTACTCGACCTCCCCATCGGGATAGACCGGGAAGCGGCGATTGCGCTCCTTGTCCAGCCAGAGGAATCGCTTCGACGGGTTGTGCCACGACCAGAACTCCAACAGCCGGTCCAGTTCGGCACGGGTCGCCGAGCGATTTCCGGCGGTGATTTTGACGTAAGTCCCGGACTTGGTTCGTGTGTGACGCACCCGCGACGGCGTTTCCGCCACCAACACACGGCGGTCCTGTTCAGCCGTCTGGGAGTAGGTCAGCAAAAAATCGAACACCCCCAACACCTGCGCGAAACCGGTATCGACGACCGCACCCGAATCCTGCGCGGTGACCTGAAATCGACCAGTGAAGTTCGGCGGCGTGTACAACCCGGCGGACGACACCGACCCACCGGAACACGACCACGCGACCGCACCCGCAGACGAAAACTGCACGGTCTCAGTACCCAGAATTGACGCAACACTCGGGGTCATCAGTTCACCAGCAAATCCAGAATTCCATCCCATCGACGACCGTCCCAGCCGCCGCCGCCACCGCCGCCAGTTCCTCCACCACCGCCACCGCTGCCCGGTTCGGTCTGACCGGCGGTCACCGACGCCGTCACCGGCCCCGCGAATGCGCTGCCCCCCGTGGAGTACATATTTCTTACCTTGATTGAGTAGTTGCCGTTGTAGGTCACGACGTGGGTGTAGGTCTCGACGTCCGGATCGAGCGCAGCGATTCGGGCGCCATCCACCCACACCTCGACCCCGGTGTTGGTCGCCGAGTTCCGAGTCCAGGTGAGCGCTATCGAGGTTCCGGTCACGACGGCCGCGAGAGCGAGCGGCGGCGTGCGGGTCGAGACCCCCTCGTTCGGCAGCGCGATTTCATCCGAGTAGATTGACGGGTCCCACTCCTGCAATCGGAACGTCCGCTCGCCCGCCGAGGATTCCGGCGACTCGTCCACCGACTCCAGCACGAGACAAACCTTCCCGGCGATTCCCTCGGCGGGCAGGTTCACAACCACCAGATCGCCGGGTAGGACATGGTAGGAATCGCCCAGGGCACGGAGTTCGACGAACAGTTCGAGCTTCGACTTCAGCCCCAACTGAAACCTGAGAATCCGGCTGGCCTGACTGTCGTCACAACTCGCCAGCCTGAGTTCCGCCGGCTGCGCGACGGTATCCGCAAGGGAAAGTTCCTCGTCATCGACGACCAGCCACGTCGTCTCTTCGAGAAACTCAGTTTCGAGGTCACGATACCGCGCCCGAAGATACACCGGCCGCTCGCGCTGGTCGGTCCGCCAGACCTTGTAATTGACCACGTTGTCGAACGCTGTGAACGTGTGAACAGGCACGCGCCCGTCACCGGGCCAGAAAAACTGGTACTGCTCGCCGTCGTCCTGAATGATCGAGCAGGTAATCAACTGGATGTATTCGAGCGCCTCGGTCGGCGCGGTCGGGGAAACGAACGCCATGTTGCAGCGGAATCGAGGGGTCGTTTTCGAATCGCCTGCAAGGTTCGTCCACGTCAACTCGAAGTCGCACCAATCCCGCCACTCGACCCATTTTGCCCAGTTGACTCGGGACGCAGGGAGCTTCATGACTTTCAGCAGAATCCACGCCGTCACCCGCGCCGGATTCTGGCTGTAGGAGTTCCCTACGACCGTGCCAGTCTCGTCGTAGTCGGGCAAAATCCGGGTGTCCATGATCGACTTCAGGTCGTCCGGACTGTCGGTGGGGTCAGACATTCCCGAGGGGATGTTCACCGACAGAATCGCCGTCCGGCTGTACGGGATCAGCGAGGGGAAAAACGGACTGACGGACTGATTCGGGTCGGCAAAACTGGTCGCCCGATTGCCCGGAGCGAAATGAACCACGGCCGTATCGGACAGGTTCAACTCGTTGGCTCGGTGGTAAACCTTGACCGGGCCTTCCCACGGCCCCTCGCCGAGCGCGACGATTCGCTTCCGGTCTTCAGTGAACAACTGGTGGCCGCGCACGACGAACCGGCCGAACGCATCAGCCAGAATCCCACCCTCATTCGGTTTCAGTTGTTCCTTCAGTTCAGCCATTGATCAAATCCTGTAGTCGGTTGCCACCCGGTACGCATCCTGTGCCCAGCCCTGGGGTTGAGTATTCACCGGCGCGGACGTCGGCGCGTTGACGGTGTCGGCGTTGTCCGCCTTCGGGAATCCGCCGTACCCATGCTCATTACTGCGTCCGGTACAACCGGCGACGTCGTCACGAATCTTCGAGCAGGTCGTCTCGGTGCTGGTCGCCCCGCAGGTATCAGGGTCCTTGTATTTGAACTGGCATGTCCGGCTCGTGCCCCTCGATGCCAGTTGTCCACGTCCGGCCGCATCGTGAATCACCGTCAGCCGGAACTCGTCCTGCGTAAACTGCACGCTGGCCACGATTCCTTGCATCTCGATCCGCAGCCAGGACTCGCCCGTCGTCGGGTGGATAAAAATCCGACCGACCCGCGCCGTTGCCCGGTCGAGCTTGTTGGCCAATCCCACGAACTCCCCGCCGAAATTCGACTGGACGTTTTCGAGCGTCACCTCGACGTTGTCGATCGCGCGGCCGAGACTCTGCTTCAGCGGTCCGCGCGACTTGACGCGCGCGTCGAACTCGTCCCCATCGACGACAGCGTCAATCGTCGCCCAGCGGAAGGTGTCGCTCCCCTGCTCGATCACCAGTATCGAGTGCTCGATGCAGTGCCCGGCGTTCAACAGGTTTTTCAGTCCGAGCGGCACGTTGCGCGGCATCAGAATCCTCCATTGAACGCGGTGATCAGCCCGGCTTTCGCCATGACCTCTTGGCCTTCGCGAGTTCGAGCGCCCAGCACCAGCAGCTTGCTCGCGGTATCCGTCCCCATCACGAGCTGGAGGAAAATTTGCAGGCCGCCAGCACCAGTGAAACCACCCAAGACTCCGCTCGGCTGAACACCGCCGCCCGCTGCATATTCCACCTGCGGCGCGGGCGCGCCGTTGAAGTTGGGCACGCCAGCGGCGGCGAGTTTCGCGGGGGTCAAATCGAGGGCGCGCTGCTGGCGGGGATTCAGCACCAACTCTCCGCCCTGGGCGACAATCGGAATCGTGTCGAACCCACGGCCCCGGTAAGCGCCGGGCAACATCCCAGTGAATCCCCTCAACCCGATCCCGTTGGCAGCAAGGATTTTTGCCATGCGCTGGGAGCCGACCACGCCCCCGCCGTCGAACTCAGGCACGAGCTTCTGGTCGATTTCCCGGCGGCGATTCTGGGAGTCGGTGGCCTCCTCGATGCGCTTCACGAGTCCGTCAACAATCGAGAACTGCGACGGCTCGCCCCGCCGTCCGGTGGTCTGCGCCGAACGCCGGACCGAGCCGGTTTTCAGCCCGTTGACTGCTTTCTGGTACTCATCCCGAATTTGCCGGGCCTGCTGGATCGCGCTCCCCCCGTCAACGCGGTCACGGTTGACGTCGTCGAGTAGCTGTTGCAGTTGCTTCTGGGCTTCTCCAAACAGGCGATCACGTTCACGCTCATCGCGACCACGCTGACGCGCGCGGCCAAGGAGGAAGCCGCCAATCAACAACCCGACACCAGCCAGGATGGTGAACGGGTTCGTGAACAGGGCCGCAACTCCCCCACCCAGCCCGACCGTCCCAATTCCACCGATGGTCGCCGCGCCTGCGCCCAGACTGCCAAACGCACCCAACGCAGCAGCGCCACTCAAACCCAGCAGGCCGCCGCCGACCGCGCCGAGTACGCCCCCAACCCGACCGCCCAGCCCAAGACCTAGCAGCGGAAGTGCCGGGCCAAAACCCTTCAGGAGTCCGAGCGCACTGAACTGCCCAGAGCCGATACCTCCGCGTCCGAGCAGTCCACCGAGTGCCTGATTCAGAACTCCCGTCGCTCCGATGTTTTGCCGGGCCGACCCCGGACCAATCAGCAACGCCTGGGCGGCCTGCTGACTCAGCGTCGAACCGTTAAAGCCAGGCGTGCCGGTGACACCGCCGAGTCCTAGAATCCCGAACCCACCGCCACCGCCCGTGAGCAACGAACGGATCGACCCAACAAATCCGCCGCCACCTGAAAAACCGGGAGTTCCCGTGACTGAACCGAGACCGGGAATTCCGAAACCACCACCGCCGCCGCCGCCCAGAAGCTGGAGCAATCCCCCCGCAATACCTCCCCCAGATCCACCAGCAAAGCCTGGTGTCCCCGTGACGCCGCCACCGAATCCCGGAATCCCAAAACCGCCACTGCCACCAGCACCGCCGCCCAGCCCGAGGAAACGGGAAAGGACGTTGCGAGTCAGGTCGGACAGGAACTGCTTCAGGATTGACCCAGCGAAACCCAACTTCCGCGTGACCCTGTCCAGCCCACCATCGATGACTTTGAACAAACCGTCGAACGTATTGATCCGCAGGTCCGCGACAATTTCGGAAACGCTCTTCGTGTTCCGATTCAGGTAGTCGAGTACCTTCGCGGTCGCCTGCGTCTGACTGAATACACCTTTGTCGGCCAGTTCGACCTGGCTGCGAATGATCGAGGCCGCCGCCGACTCCTCCGCCGTCTGCCGCGCCCTGACCGACTCCAGATAGGCGAGTTTCATCCGCTCGGCTGCGCCTTCACCGGCCCGGGCGATTTCTTCCTGAAGACCGATGATTCGCTCGGCGGTTTGGATTTGCGAGTTCGTGATCGCGGCGTTCGCATTGTTGCGGGCAGTCTCGACCGCAGCCGGGTCGCCAGCCCGCAGCCGGGCCAGCCGCTCCTCGGCGGACTGGGCGGCCGCAATCGAATCCCGCAGCGCCGTCGCCCGTTGCGTCTCGGCATCGGAAAGCAGCTTCGCCGCCGCCGCGCCCTTCCCGGCCCGGAGTTCGGCGATTTGGTTTTCGATGGAGAAAATCTGCGTCCGGTTGTTGAGGATGGCGGCCGCGTCAGCCAGTTGCCGCTGGCCGTCCGGCAAAGACTGGAGCGCACGCCCCCGCGCGTTGACCTCGGCATCGCTGCCGGAACCCAGCCCAATCGCCCCGAGCAACGTGCGGAACGCCGCGGCGGTCGCGCGTGGGTCATCCACCGGAGTCGTCGAGTTCCGACTGGAAAACAGAGTCGAGACGGTATTCGAGATCGATGCGCCAGCACTGCCGAAAAACTGGCGTCCAAAATTGAAAGCCCGCTCGAAGAATCCCTGCGGTTCAGGCTCGGGCTGCGCCGCGTCGGTCCTGCCGAGACGGCCCGTGATATTCGCGACGTACTCCCGCGTCTCCTTAAAACCCCGCAACGCGCGGAACGCCCGGCCCGGCCCGGCGTTGTAGCCCGCCAACGCGAGGCGTACGTCCCCCTCGAACTGTTCGAGAAGTTGAGCGAGATACTTCACCCCGCCCTTGACGTTCTGTTCGAGGTTCTGCGGATTGACACCCAGCATCGAGGCCGTGCCGGGCAGAAGCTGCATCAGTCCGATGGCCCCAGCGTTGGACCGCGCCCCCTGCTTGAACCCCGACTCCTGCCGCATCACCTCGACGATAAGATTCGGATCGACCCCGTATTGCGCCGAGTACCGGTCCACCAGTCCATCGATTCGCGAGCTACCCGTGGAACGATTGCGACCGGCGCGGAACGCCATCGCCGCCGCGCCGTCATTGGGCTTCGACGAGAACGCCTCCAGCCGGGCATCGATGCCCTTGAGCAGTTCGTTCGTGGTGTTGAGCCGTTCAACAACTGGCGAGACCTGCGGCGGCCGGTTCGCAATCGCGACGGCCTGCCGGAGAATCGGGTTCTCCCGGAACACGTCGCCCTGGGCAAGCAGCAACCGGGAGACTGCTTCGAATCCTTCCCGCTGCACCCGCGCCCCGGCGTCGAGGTTTTCCCGAAACACCGAAACCTGGGCCTGGATCAGCGCGTCGCCCAAGCCGCGCTCCTCGTCACGCTGCCGGCGGATGAGATTCGCCAAGTCCGCGACGGTGTCCGCGTAGGCTTCGCGCCGCTTGCGGAGTCCTTCGAGATAGGCGATGTCGGCCTTCGTCTGAGCGTCCACCACGGCAGCCGTACTGGCCGCGTACGCCAGTCGTAGCCGGGCCTGCGCGTCGGCCTGTTCCTCCGACAACTTCAGCACGTTCTGCCGGAGTTCGTTCTCCCGTTGCAGACCACGGAGTAACGCTTCTTGGCCTTCGCGGGTCGCCGGAAGCGCGGCCTGCTGCTGGACACCCAGCGCGCGGCGCAGCTTCAGGATTTCCTCCAGCCTGCGCTTCTCTTCCTCGACGTCCTCCTTCTGCAACGTCAGGTCGAACAGCCTTCCACCGCCCGCCTTCAGGGCATCGACTTCGCGCTTGGCTTTGGCGATCTCACGGGTGACCTGTTGAACCTGATCTCCGAGCGTCACGATCCCACGAGAAGTTTTCTTCTTCGGGTCAAGGTCAAGGGACTCGTTTACCTCGCTGAGGATTTTTCCGGTCCGCCGGTAATCGTCGATGATCTTCCCGAGGTCGCCCTTTCGAGCTTCCTGAACTTTTGCGAAAGCTTCTGCGGTCGTCTTTGAACCTTCGGCAGCCTCCGCCACAGCCTCGTTTATTGCTTTCCGACGAATGGACTGCCTGTCCGCTGCCGCCGCTTTCTCCAGCTCGCTGACTTGCTCCTTGATCCGCTCGGTCAGCGTCTTGGTTGCGCCAGCCGCACTCCTCTGTGCGTTACGGTAGTTGTCCAGTGCTTCGCGTACCCTGGGGATCGCGTCCTGGCTGACCAGGCCGTAGGTCGTGATCTGCTTCAGCAATTCTTCGTCGCTCAAGCCAAAGGCTTTTTGGAGTTCAACGACCCGCGGAATCAGTTCCTCAATCTTCTTCTGCTGTTCTTCGTAAGCCGCCGACGCCTTACTCGAACTCTCCAAAAGGTTTCGTTTGTTGAACTCGGCAACATTGAAGCCGAAAAGAGTATCGGTCCCAGCGGCCGCCCGTTCGTTCTCCTTGTTAAAGGCGGCGAGCAGTTCCTGACGTTCCTTCAGTGCAGCATTTTGCCGCTCGATGGCCTGGCCAAAAGCTCCAAGGGTATTGAACCCCTGCAACTGGGCAAGCTGCTTCGCCTCCTCCTTTGCCTTGAACAGTTCTTCACGAAGCGCGGCCAATCGTTCCGCCTCGCCCCGAATCGCACTGACCCGTGCCTGGGCCGCTGGCGACAGCGCGTCGTACGCCGCCTTCAGGTCAATCAGCGTACCCGTGCAGCCCTCGGTCTTCTCGGCATAGTCGAGCGTCGCGATGTTCAACGCTTCGAGCTGCTTCTGCTTCGCCGCCGCCGCCCGGATTGTCTCGACCGTCGTCCCCGCGAATTCAGTTTCAGCCGTGACGTACTTGTAAATCGTGAAAGTCGCCGCCCCGATTGCGAGGGCCAGCGCGCCCCAGCCCAGCGTGGCCACGGCGATGGTCGCCGCCGACCCCTGCACCAGCGAGGCCGTGCCGACCATCACCTGCCCGACCAGTCGCAAAGTGGAAACCAACGTTCCGAACGACGAAACCGCGTTCGGGATTGCCGCCGTGTTCAGCAACGTGTATGCCAGCGCGAGCGCCCCAACTGCGGTCGTCAGGGCTATGGTCGCGCCAACGTTGTCGGTCAGCAGCTTCAGCACTTGAGCCACGGCCCCGAGCGTCGCCTGAGCCGGTTTGCTTTCGAGAACGACCTTTCCGATTGCAACCGCCAGCGCACCGGCTTGCGCCCCCGCCCGCTGGGTTTCGGCATTGAAAGTGTTCGCGAGCTTGCCGTATGCCTCCTCGGTCGCCCCGGCCGCTTTCTGGTTTTCGGCAAACGCCCTTTTTACAAATTCGAGCTGGCTGAGAAGAACCTTGAAGCCCTTTTGCGCCTCGTCATCGGGAAAAATCTTTGCGACGGCGAGGGCGCGATCCGATTCCGACAACCCCGCCAGCTTCTTCTGGAGTTCGTCGAGGACCTGAAGCAGTGGGCGGAACTGCCCCGTCGCCTTGTCCGCGACTTCAACGCCGAGATTCGACAGGGCCTCGCGTGCGTCTTTCCCGACGAATTTGGTCAGGAAATTCGAAAGGTTAGTAATCGAATCCTCGGCCTGCCCGCCTTCCTTCGTGACCGCCGCGATCAGCCCACCGAGCAGTTCAATCGAGACACCCGCAGACTTAGCGGCGGGCGTGACCTTGCCCAACCCGGAGGCCAGTTGCTCACCGGTAATCACCCCGAGGTTCACGGTATTGAAGAAAACGTCGCTGACTCGGGTCGCCTCGGAAACATCTAGTTTGTAGGCGTTCAGCACGCCGTTGACGGCCGCGCCAAATTTCTCGGTCTGGGTTTGGGCGGCGAGCGAACCCTTGCTGTACAACTCCACCAGTTGCACCGCCTGCCGCTGGGAAACGTCGAGCGAGCCAAAGATGTTGAACAGCCCCTCGGCAACTTCGGTCTGGGTTTTTCCGACCGTGGTCGAGATTCGCCGCAGGTCTTTTTCGAGACCGCTGGAGTCAATCTCTGGCGCGATGGTGCTGATCTTCGCAATCGCGAATTGAACCGACGAGTACCGTTCGAGGATTTCGGCCGCCGCCTGCTTCGCCTTCTCCGCTCCGGCCTGAATGGCATCGGCAATGAGCGTCCCGGCGGCCACGCCCTTCGCGGTGGTCGCCTCGTACTCTCCCTGCTGCTTCTTCAGGGCTTCGGTCAGACCTTCGGCCGCTTCGCCAATTTTGCCGAAGACGCCCAGGAGATCGTCGCCCTCTCCTTCGAAGCGAATTGTGACGGTACGCTCGATTCCACCCATTGCTATCCCTGCTGCCGCATCACCATGGCGACCCTTACTTGTCGTTCACAGTCGGCGAGCTTGTTGCGGTATTCGAGGAGGAGTTCGTACTCCAGTGGAGTGATTTCATCGAGCGCGGGCGGGTAGCCCATTTCGAGTTCCGCCGCCATTCGCTCGATAGTCCCGACGATCCTCTCGTCCCGGTCCGTGGCCTGGACTCTGCCCTTCGGCTTTGTGGGTTCTTTCGGACAGACGCCACAGATTCGAAGGTCGCGGCCACCGTAAACAAAGTCTTCGCAGGCATCCTCGCCGGGACACCGACCGGCCTGCGGCTGGTCGCCCCCGCCCCGACCGAACAGCGGGCCGAACTTTCGCTCGACCGCCGCCGCGATCAGGGGCAAGAGGCTTCTCAGTTTTTTTCCGTGTTCGCCGCCTGCTGGGTCAGATGCTGCTCGACCACGAGGAACTTGTGACTGGACGGCGGCGCCCCTTCATAATTCTCGGTCGAGATCATCAGTTCGTCGTAGATTCTCGCCATGCGGGCGATGAGTTCTCCGGCTTTGCCGACCGTACCGGCGCACTCCCGGATGATCTTGTTGCGCCGGCGTTCCTGCTCCGCCGAAGCGGGTTTGAGAAAATGCTTCGTGACGATGGGCTTCCCGTCAAAAACCACCCTGAGTTTGTACTCGCACCGGTCATCGAGCGGGACGAGTTCGTCTTCGGCGGCTTCCTCGATGAGCACCCGACCGGTATCCAGACCGCGCAGGGCGGCACGGCGATCCTCGATGGGAATGAACGGCTTGAAATCCTGCTCGCCCATGGCGGCGTACCCGCCGATACCGATGACCTTGGACTCCCACAGTTCGTTCACAACTTCGTCGTATCCCGAACTGACCTGACCCTCTTCGGTCTTGATGTTCACCGCATCGTTCAGCCGGGCGAAATCCTCGTCGGTCAGCGGCCGCAGGATATGCGTGACCTTGTACCGTTTCGTGCCCCGGGCGATTTCGAGGAACACCGTCTGCTCCGCCTTTGCGTCGTACTTGTTTCCTGACATTTCGACTCCTTGAAATTGACGGGCGACGGTTGCCGCCCGTCCCCTTGGGTTACACGGTGTAGCTGGTCGTCTCGTTGAAAAGCTCGATCAGGGCGTCCCGGTTGTTGGCGAAATCCCAGAGCGGGGTCGCCGTCATTGCGGCCACCAGCAAATTGTTCCGGCTCTGAAGCTGGACGCTGGCGATCCGGCACTTGTCGAACTGGAACAACGCGGAGTGGCGATACACGGTCGGAGGAGCGCCCGCGACAGTCGCGATTACCGGACCGTTGAACCTGAACTTCGCCGACAGATCGGTCTGCTGCTGGAGCCAGGTGAAAAACGGGTCACCGGCGGAGTCGAGGCGGATCGCAAACTGCAACTCCCACGGCATGTCGGTGATGAGCGCCTGGCTGGCAATCGCGCCGGACTCCGGCGTATCGGCAACCTGATACCGGCCCGCTCCGAGCGGGCGCATATCGTCCTCCGCAATGGGCGCGGAGAGGGACAGGCTCTGACTGACCAGCCGCCCGGCAAGACCTGCATTGATGTCCGGGTCCACACCATCACCAATGACGAGATTACAGTCCGCGCCGTAGTAGTGCTTGAGCGGAGCGGGTTCTTCAGGCAGAGACGATACCCCGCTCGGTGTAATCCGCTGGCCACTGCCGACCAGATCGACGGACGACGTGATGCGCTGCTCGTTGTCCACGGAAATCTGAAGGCGGCTGACGGCCATGGACGGGTAGTGGACGTTGTGGTTTCCAGCTCGCTCGATGTACCCGATCACGCGTGCCGCCGGATCGGTCGCGAGGTCCTGCCGGGCGAACAAGTGACGACGGACCGCCGCCGCATTGACCGCGTCGGGTTGGTTTGTCGCCACTGCTCCACGAATTTTGTGGAGCCAGTAACCCAGCCAGTAGCTGGACAACTGGAACGGCAGCGTCTTGGTGACGGTGTGAAAGTTGAGAAACTGCTCCGTCGCCTCCAAAACGCCAGTACCGAAACCCTTGTTGTTCGAAACGTTCGGGTTGTAATTCGCGGCGGTCCGGTCGGTAGGCACGAATTTCTGCCAGTTGGTATTGGTCGTGCCAATCGGCGTGACGTAGTCGGTCTGCCGGAGCTTGGACAACCAAAAGCCCATCACTGAATCATTGACGAAACCCATGATTATTCACCTCCCCCCTCGGCCTTCGCGGGCTTGCGGGACTGGGCCGGAGCGGCCGTTTCGGCCACGAACGATTCGGCCAGGCCGAACCGCTTAATCCGGGCGATTTCGGACTCGTCCAGTTGGAACGATTCCCCCGGACGGAACGTCCGGTTGTACGCCCCGTCGTCGATTTCCAACTCGCCGTTTCCGGCCAGCTTGAATTTGTTGGTACTCATCTTGTCTCCTTACCTGTCATCGGTTTTCGACGGGGCGGGACGCCTCGTTCGCAAGAATTGAAATTGGGCAGACCAGATACTGTTCGCCCGTTTTCCCCTCGTCCTGAAACTCGCAGCCGAAAACCCGAGCGTCGTACACTCTCCCGCCCAGGGTGTGGTCCTCGAAGATCAATCCCGCAATCGTCCGGACGAGTTCGTCGAGTTGAGACTCGGCGGTCGCCCGCGCCGCCGGCGAATTCGGCTGTTGACCGGCGATTTTGACGAACACCACGACGTACAACTCAACGTCGTAATACTGGAGCGCGCCGTTCGGCCCGGAAGGCGAGAGACTGAACTCACCCGAAATGATGGCCACCGTGTGGGGCTTCTTCGAGGTTTCGCCCTTGGCCGCGCGGACCTGCACGTCGGCCAGCAGCGACCCGGAGGGCGCGGCGGCGACTTTGGCTTCGAGGAATTGCTGAAGGGCGAATTTCGGGTTCATGGCTTTACTCGCTCAGGACGATTTCCAACGCCCGGTCCACGATCCTGGGCACTTCGGGTTCGAGCCGCGCGATGGCGCGCTGGTCGAACGGGTTTGGCTTTCGGCCTTTGACGGACCGGCGGAAGACGAACCGCTTCCCGTCCATCTCGACGTAGGACTCGTTCGGACCGGGCGAGCCGGGCACGAGCAGGACCTTCGCCTTTTTCGGCCGTATGGGCTGCCCAGACGGTCCGTAGATTCCAGTACCGCGCGCAACTGCCTCGGCGTAATCGAACCGGTCCTGCCCCCGCAGCTTGACCGTCTTGCGGCTTCCGTCCGGGGCGACGACTTCCGCCGTCCGGACGCCCTGCCGACCACGCCGGGCCGAGACGGTGACGGTCGCCCGCAACTTTGTCGGGTGGACGTCGCTCGTGATTCCCTGCCGCAGGTTGGTCGTGACGACCGGGACCTCGTCGGCCAAAAGCTGCTCGCCCCGCTCGACCACGCGAAGCAGGGCAACCCGCGGCACGCGCCGAATCCGGTCGAGGAACTGGTCGAGGTTCTGGAGAGTCAGGTCGCCGGCCATTACGCCTCCACGAAATCGAGCGGCACGTCGGGCGTGCCGTCAGTCAGCATGTAGGGCCGCGCGATCTGCTCGGCCGCATCGAGATACTGCTGCTGCAACTGCTGAATCTGGGCCGGGTTCAGGTACTGCACCCGCGCCGTCGATTCCTCCGACCGCGACAGGACGACGCCCTGCGTGGTCAGCGGCGAGTTGAGTCCGAGCAGGGCGAAGCTGAAGGCCAGGTGAGCCTCGGCCAGCAACAGCGCCTCTGCCCGCTCCGGATCGGTCGGAGAAACCGTCCCCGCGTCGGCGTACGCTTCCGTCCCGACCCATCCCCGGACGCGCTGGGCGGCGCGACCGAGGAACGGGGTCAGACGGGTGTCCGCGATGTCATCGGAAATCGAGAACACGGCACGGAGGTAATCGACGTCGGCGAGGGGCACGGGTTACTTCTCCTTCTTTCCGGCGGCTTGCTGCGCCTTGAATTCGGAGGCCGAGACTTCTATGAGTCCCCCGCCCTGAAGGAACTCGGCGGTCAGTTCCCCGATTTGATCGACTTCGACGATGGCGTCGTGAACGATCTTCAACCCGGTCTTGGCGTCGAAGAACGTCCCCTCCGCGTGCTTCAGCTTCAGATACCGTTTGTTGTCGGCCATGGCTCTTGAATTCCTTTCCTCAGAATTACTCGGCGTAGGGCGACATCCAGGTCGGCCACTGGTTGGAATTGAAAGCGACGGTTTCGTCGATGATGACCCGACCGTTGCGCTGAACGATGGCGAAACCGGTGTAGGTCGTGGCGTACGCACCCTGAATCTGTTTCGCCACGATGCGCTCGGTTTCGATCATCACCGGCTGGGCCGTGAGCTTCACCATCGTCCGGTCGCGATCGCCGATGATGTACTGCCCTGCGGCGACCTTGACGCTCGTATAGGCGTCGAGATCGGTCGGGACCGGCGTCTTGAACCGAACGTTGATGAACTGAGGGCCGGAGTTTTTCCGGTTGATGATCTCGTTCATATTGAGGAAGTAGTTGATACCGTCCTCGTTGGCGATGATGAACTGGCCGGTCCGTCCGAGCAGGCCGAGCCGAACGAACGCACGGGTCAAGTCCTTGTACTGGAGCTTCGACCCGGTCGAGGCGACGCCGATGGTGGCCGCGTTTTCGGCCGCGCTGGCCTGTTCGCCCGACACCAGCGTGTTGACGGCGTCGTTGTTGAGCTGGACGGCGAGCAGGACGCCCATGTCCTCGAAGAACCGGCTGACGAAATTCAGGGAATTGAACTGGAGCGATTCGTACGTCGCCTTCAGTCCACGTCCGCGCTTTTTCATGACGACCGTCTTCGACTTGTAGGACACCGAGCCTTCCTCGATGGTGACGCCTTCACCCGATTCGCGAGGGGCGGCCGCCGACAGGTCGAGCAGCGGCATCGTATGAGCCAGGCTGTCGATGGATTCGTCCATGAAAATCAGGTCGTTGTAGAACCCGCCCTGAACAGCGCCGCGATTGACCGGCTCGCCGATGCTCTCGGGCGAAACGTACCGGGCGCCACCGGACTCTGAGATCACCTGGCCGAATTTCATCCCACGGCGAATCCCGTCGAGAATCACTTCCGCGACGAGCAGTCCGCCTTGTGGATGGATGTAGGCATCCTTGAGCCGGGTTTGATTGGGGTCGAATTGGAAGTCGGAATACAGATGGCCCGGCTCCATCTTGTAATCGTCCTTCAGGATTTGCCGCAGGCTGACGTCCTGTCCTTTTTCACGAAGGGCTTTCAGCTTGGCCGAGATTTCCGGCATCCGCGTATCGAGACCGTTGGACATTTTCTTTCAGTTCCTTTCAGAGATTCAGAAAATCAGGGCTTCGATGTCGGAGCCGCTGTTCGCTCCCTTGAGGCACACGCCCAAGTGAAGCGGGAAGTTTGCGTCGGCGGCGCAGACCGCCACACGCTGGATACCGCTGGAAACCGCGGCGGACTTGAGGAACGCCCCAGCCGAAATGTTTTCGGCGGCACGAATGGTCACGAGCGCGGAAGCGAAGACCTCCACGGTCAGCTTCCCGGTCGACGCGCTGACCGACCTGACGACGCCGATCACCTTGTCATCGGCCCCGGCGAGGTTGACCTCGTTGTCGCCCGTGATTTTTACGAGGTCGTCCGCTTTGGCGGTGTAACCGGAGGCGGCGGCGGCGATGATCGTCAGAGCACTGCTGTTCGAGGCTCGAAGAGTTGGCATTGAAAACACTCCCTGCCGACTGAATCAGTGGATCGTGTCGGCGACAGAAGACGCTTTGGGCGTCGGGTTGTTGGATTGAGGAACGCTCGAACGACCGCCCTCGGGGAACTTCGCGGAGGCTTTCGCCCCCCAGAACTTCATCAGGCCGGGCAGGTCATCGGCACTCGCCGACATCGCCTGCGAACGGAGCGCCGGGTCGAGTTCGACACCCGGCTCGCACAGAGCGATCTGCATGTCGCGGGCCACCTGCTCGCGGCACTCGCTCAGGCGCGCGCGACCGAAGTCCGCTTCCACCTGAAGGGCGTCGAACTTTGCGAGAAGCCGGGTGAACGTCACGCCAACTTCGGGACACTCTCCGAGCTGGAAGGTTTCGATGATCTGGTTCTCGAAATCGTCGACCGCCCTTTTTTCTTCGAGGAGTTCCTCGATGCGGCTCAGGACGACTTCCGGCTCCGCCGTTTCGGCGTAACCGAGTGCCTTGCAAATGGCCAGGAACGACTGGTCTTTATTGAGTTTCAACTTCACCTCCTCGGCCCGAGGGCGTTCCCCCAGACCCAAAACGGTTTTGGAAAAAAGTTTCGCCAGGCTGTCGGCACCGGCCCAGACGAGTGAAATCTCGTCGTAGGAAAAAATTTCCGTGGCGACGAAACAGACCGGGCGACCGTCGAGTTCGTGACCGAGAAGGTCGAAAAACATCCACGGGTCTTCGTCGTAAATTTCGGGGTGGGAAGGCTCGGCGGAGAAATAAACGCTGACGCTGAGTGAGTCGATCAGGCCGTTCTCGATCTGGCGTCCGACCTTGGGGTCCGACTCCACATCCACCGCCAGCTTGACGTTGATCCCAGGAACGCCATCGGATTGCGCGCCGGCCGAATCCCACATCGACTCGGAGACCTGCCCGCACAGGTTGTCGATTTTCACGACGTGGTCCTTATAGAGCTTCACTCCCAACAGCTTCGGGGCTGACGCCTCAAGAACACCGGGCTTGGAAAAGTCGATGATGTTTCCGGCAACCAGATGGGCCGAGAGCGCGCGCCCCGGAACCATCAGAAACCCATCCTCCGTCTTCGCCAACGGCTCGCGGGCCGTGCCCAAACGGGCCAGGGAGACTCCGACCTCGGCACGCTGCCGCGCCCGAAACAATTTTTTTTCAAGAGAGATGACTTCAATCATTCAAAAACTCCCTGAACTCGCGTCCTGCACCGCGGATGGTATGGAGGGAAACCCAGCCCCGTTTTAATGAGGTCTTCCGAAATGACGTCGTTTTCATCGAGGAACTTGGACGTGAACCCGACCGGGTCCCGGCGGTACTCCTTCGCCGCCTCGGTCTCGTAGACATCGGCGGCGAATTCACCAGGGGAAAGCGTGCTCAGACGGTCGATGGTTTCGGCGGCCGCGCCGACCGGGATGAACTTTCCGTCCAGCGACCGACAGATCGATGAGGTAGCGGAGTCGAGAACGGCAATGATTCGAGCCAGCCGGAACTTGCCCTGCCGCAGGGACTGGAAATGCGCCCAGTTCCGAGTCCGCTGGACAGCCGTCCGGATGATGGTTTCGACGTGAAAATCGGCCACATCGTCCAGACGCCCACCCACGGCCGCGCGGAAGTCGTCGAGGTCCTCCGGCGTTCCGCGTCCGAACAGAGCCGCACCCTTTTCGAGATACTCGGCAACGAGGAAGTCCTTGGTCGTCTTGCTGTTGTTGTCGACGAACTTGGAGAAATAGAACCCGTCCAATGAAGCAATGAACTTCAGGGACCGGGTGTCTGGACCGCCGAACTTCAGGGCGACCGGTGGGTTCTCCCCACCGAAGGGGCTGTTGTCCCGCAGCCGGTAGAATTCGTACACCTCGCGGACGGTGCGTTCGTAAATCCGTCCGGCGGCGGTCGAGGAAAATGTATTCGAATATGCCGACCGGATGATTTCGAAAACGCGCTCGGCAAAAGCCTGGGCCGTCTCGAAATCATTGAAGCTCGCGCCGGCCAGGAACGACCGAATCTGCTCAAGGGCGACCTGCCGGGCCTCCGCCTTTAATCCCCCAAGCGCCGAGAGGTACTTCGCCACGAACTCTTCAGCGAGCCGGTCGATCTCCTCCTCGGTCAGCGCGAGAGCGGCGTGCCGGTGGACACTGGACAGCTCGTAGCGGTCGCGTACGAACTCGTAGCGGTTCGAGCCACGCCGGTACGCCAACCTCAAAGCCGCCCCGGTATCGGCTGTGCGCGACGCTCCACCCAACAACTTTGATTCGTCAAACCAGCTATCCAGCCCCAGCGATTGGGCCGCTTGCTGCGGCGACAGCAATCCCGCCTGCACTTTCCCCAATGCGGTCGTCCATTCCGTTTGGCGAGCCTGGGCTGCCTCAAGCGGTTTCCGTTGGTGGAAGGCGTTGAACTTCACTTCGACCGGCAAGGAGAGGCCGCCGAGGAAAAGGTCTAGTGCGTAGGCATGTTCCAGCCGCATCGCGCACAGGCGCTGAAGATTGGCGCACTGGGCCAGCAGTAGCTGGTACACCACGTCCGCGAACGTTTCGGTGCTGCTGTCCGAGCGCCCGAAGAACACTCCTTGCTGTCCGAAACCCGACATCACCTGCTGCTCGATGACCGTAATCAAATCGGAGATGCCGGTGGTGTTGGTGTCCACTTTCGTATGGGTGACCTGCTGGTCCCGGTAATTCACCAGAAGTCCGGACTTCGTGATCTTCTCCCGGACGTTCTCGACGATGTCCGACAGATACCGACGCAGGCGTCCCGCGTACTCGCTGTCAATCTCGCCGGCTTTTCGCGGCGGCGGCGTGACGGAAATCTGGGTGAAGCCCAGGAATCTGTGCTTTTGAATTGCCTGACCGAGCGAATCGAGGGCGGTATCCTGAAGCGATTCAATTTTCTCGACGGCGGCTGAAAACGGCGGCTTGGCGTAGGGAGAGTCGTCGTAGAACAGCCAACCCAGATAACGGTAGGTGGAAGGGGCCAGGCGAATCAGCCCGTTACTCGACGACCTCGTCACCCACGGAGCCTGCTGATTCGGCACCGTCGCCATCGCTTCGGCGTCAAACGTAAACCGAATCTGCTTGACCGGAACGGGGATCAGTCGCCGGACCTCGCGCTTTTTGAAATCAACTTCGGCCTCCGACGACAAAGCACCCCAAAGCGCCAACTGGGTGAAGTGCAGATTCAACAGCCCGTCAACCCCTCCGCCCTCGGGGAACAGCCGGGCGGCCAACAAGTTCAGTCGTTCAATGGCACGGGTCGCCCGCTGGTCCGTCGCACCGGGAATCAGCACCTCGTGCCCGGTGTTCGCAATGGAGATCAGATTGAGCGTTGCCTGGCTGAGGTCCGGATTCGAAAACCACAGCCGCTCGATTATGTGAAACACGGAGAAATCGAAAGGCGCGGGGATAACGGCATCGCCGGAAACCTCGGCGGGAATTCCTCCACCCACCGTCTGGACGGACGAGCGGCCGCTTTCGGGGATGACGCCGACAGCGTCCGGCCCCGAAAACAACTGCGCCATTTTTTTCCACCAATCGAACACGTTTCGCCTCCCCTTTCGGGGTCAAAATCCGGGTTTTTCACCCGCCACCCGCCCTTTCGGGCCAAATCCCGCCAGCAAGCCGATTTCCCGAACCGCATAGAAATCCGCTAGGGGGCATAGAAATAAGGAAGAAAAAGAAAACGTACTTGGAATCGTTTTCGCTTTTTTCCGACGCACACAGGGCAAATAAACCGGGCCGCCCTACGCCCCTCCGCCGGTCTCCGGCATCACGCCAACAAACCCGACGCTGTCCGAACTGGTCAGTGCCCACCAGCACCCCATCATGGCGGCCATAATCCGGTCATCGTGGTAGCCGTCCTTGGCCTTCAGGGCGTTGCCCACCTGCACGAAGACACGAGCCTCCGCGACCAGCTCCTCCGACGCCGCGATGAACTGGCCCGACCGCCATAATTTTTCGAATTGATTGACCATCAACCGCTTGAGCCGGTCGCTCATCGGGAGTCCGGGTCTCGCCTTCTCCCATGCCTCAAAAGCGCCGATCTTCCCGGCATCGATGTCCCGCTGGGTCTGGACGTCAATGTATCGGTACAGCCGCTCGCCATACCCCAGCCGCTCGACCTCAAGAATCGCGGCCTCGCCCATGTTCGACTCGATGACAATGGTTGCTCCGTTGTAGAGGTCGGAGAGTTCGCACACGCGGGCAGCTTGCAGATCTTGTTTCTCGGTATCGGCAGCCCATTCGTAAACCTGCTCAAGGGTCTGGACGTCAATCACCTGAATCGCGGCAGGGTCGCGCCCAGGGATCCCATTCGCCGGATCGAGAACCACGACGTACTGGTGTCCAGCTTCAGGCTGCCGGAATTTCCCCGTGACCTTCAGATAGGATTCTTCGAAAACGCCTCCGCCAGTACTACTGAACGCGGTCCGGTCGTCTTCAGGCTGCTCGATTCTGAACTTGAGCGCGCCTTTTTCCTCGACTTCTTCGCGCCGCCATTGCAGCCGTTCGGCAACCTCGTCGCAGACCCATCCCGAATCAGAAGAGATCAACCGAAACCGGCGCAGGAACTCAGCGATTCGGACGCCGCAAGTCCGTTCGGATACCAGTGGGAGTTCGTTTTCTTTCTGGAATTCCTCGTCGTACTCGCTCAACCGATAGGGTTCGAGTTCTTCAGACGAGAGTTTCCGACCGCTGACACCAGCCGGAAGCAGATACAGGTTTCCAAGGGAATCCTGAAAAAAGCGCGCACCGGCGACTCGGTAATTGGGATTCCACCACCACTCGAAAAAATGACTGATGACCTTCGAACTTCCGGACCGACCCTTCTGATAAACCCGGTAGAACTCATCGCCGACGCCCCCGGCCGTGGACTCCCAGGACACGATGCCACCCTTCGCCGCGTCAAGCACAGAGGTCAGAAACTTCTTCTGATCCCCAAGCCAGAACGGGACTTCAGTCAGGTGCAGACGGCTAATCGAAGTGCCCCGGCCTTTGTTCTCTTTTCCGGGCGTGCAGTTCGCCAACCGGATGCGCGAGCCGGTGACACCACGCTCTCTGTCCTCGATGCTGAGTTCGTACTTGGAGTCGTATCCGGCCTTCGGCCTGACTTCGTCGCGAAGATTCCCGTAGAGCAGCTTTACCGTCTCAAGCAGCTCCTGAAGCGTGTCCGGATCGTGAGCGACAATGAGCGCATGCTGATTGGATTCGAACAGGCAGTCGGCCAGATAGGACGCGCAGTAGTAAGTTGAAATCCCCAGGCGCCGGCACTTCAGCGAAACGTTCTGACGGCTGCGGTCACGCGCCGCCTCAAGGTCACCGGCCAGTAATTCGCGTTGCGCGAAGTTCAACCTGAAGGGTTTCAGCTTCTTTCCGTCGAAAGCGTCCGAAACCATGAACTCGCGCTCCATGAATTCGCCCTTCCGCGTCGGCCAATCTTTCGCATACCACGCATAGGAAAAAGGCTCGGCTTCGAGTGGCACGCCGCTGTCCGCAGCGCGCTGCTCGACCACCCGTTTCTGGGCCGAGAGATCGATTGTCGGTTTTACTGATCCTCGCCGAGCCATTGATTGCCGTTCCGTTTCAAAAAAGGAGATTGCTGACCTGCTGTAGTCACTGACCGTCCGTGGGGCGCCCATCCGGGCGATCACGACTGGAAGACGGTCGCCAGACTCGTTTCACGAATCCAGGCTGCGGGGTTTCGGTTGTTGCCGTGGTAGTCGTGGCGACTTCCTCCGGACGCCCACCGGGCGGCGCGAGCGAATCGGCCGCCGGAGCGAGGTCCGCGACGACCGACTTGAACCCCAGCTTCAAATCGAACTGGGTCTTGACCGACAGGGCCTGAGCCGTGTCCTGGTCCTTCGCCTTGCCGAACACGGGCCAAAAGGCCGCGAACAGCACGATGGCGATGGCCGCAGGCACGAGGCCGAGGTTCTCGAAAAGTTTCTTCATTGGACCTCCGGGAGTGGGTAGTTCGCCCACACCGTTTCCGTGCGTTTCTGCTTGGCGCAGGCGCCTGCGCCGAGAAGTCCGGATCGACGGGTACGGCCCGCCGCCCGACAGTTGGCCTCCCAGGAACGCTTCCACCAGCCCAGCTTCACCAGCCGGTCATAGATGGGGCTGTCGTACCCGCTGAGAAGCACTTTCCCTTTGCACTCGACGAGCGTCCCGACCAACTCTTCGTGGTCCGCGGCCGTCATCTCATGGCGGTACTCGCCACCACGCCGCGTTTCGGGAACGTAGGGCGGGTCGCAGTAAAAGAAGGTCTCCTCGGTGTCGAACCGACTCACGACCTTGTGTCCCTGGTCGTGCTCGATCATCACCTGCAACAACCGCAGGGCGACCTCCGGCAACCGCTCCACCGCGCCGAGCCAGCGCGAAACCGAACCCGCCATGCCCCGCGACGACTGGGTGACCGTGTAGCCCCACGAGTTGGGGAAGATTCCGCTGAAGTTCGACCTCGCCGCCACGAACCACTTGTAGGCTTTCTCGACGACGGACTTGGCCGACTCCCACGTTTCGAGACAGAACGAGTGTTCTTCCCGCGAATACGGCGTCAGCGACGCCATCCGGAGGAACTCGCGAAACTGACGCTTGTCCCGCAACACGCGGAAAAACGTCACCAGACCGGAGTCCAGGTCGTTGTAGACCTCGATGGGACTGGGTTGTTTCGCCAACAACATGGACGCGCCGCCTCCGAACGGCTCGACGTAGATTCGATGTTCAGGGAAAAGCGGAAGCAGGTTGTTCACCTGCGCGCCCTTCCCGCCAAACCACTGCACCGGGCTTTTGACCCTTCCTTCCATTTGCACCCCCTGGTTCGTTCGTTGGATTTACCCACAGGCGATGGCGGCGTTCGCCGTCATGACCGCCTCGCGGATTTTTCGAATCGCCGCCGACTTGTCGGCGCCGTCCGGACAACACCGGTTCACGACGTGGGCGAATTCCCGCGCGGCCTCCCGCAGTTCCCCAAACAGGGGAACCTGCTCGAACGTGGGCGGGTGGTAGGTGAACAGGTGGTCAATCTCTTCGTTTTTCATGAGTGCCTCGTTGTAGGTCGCCGATCTCGGCGGGCTGCCAGAAATGCTTCGAACCGGGGGTGGTTCAATTCCCGCCGGTCGGCGTCTGTTCAAAAAACCGTTTGTTCAGGGCGGCGGCGAGCCGGTCGGCGGCGCGGCTGAACCACTGCAATCCCTCGGGGTCGGTGCCGATTACCTCGACAAGTACGGCGACAAAGTCCGGGATCAACTCGTCGAGCGGCCGCTGGTTCGCCAGCTTCTCCTTCAGCTCGACTTCGCGCCGCTTCAGCTCAATCTTCTGGGCGTCCTGTTCGAGTCGCCGCTTTTCCAAGATCGCGGCCATCACCGCCTTCGGGTCGCGCGCGGCCAGCTCGGCGGTCGCGACCAGCATCCGGTCCTCCAGGTCGCCGAACAGCAGGTCGAGCGCCTCGCGCCCTTCCCCGGCCTGCTCGATGAGTTGCCGGGCCACCTGTCGGGTAAACTGGAACTGCCGGACCAGCACGTCTCCGACGTCGTTCTTCCAACTGGCCAGCGAGGACTTCGGCAACCGAGCCCCGAACTTTTCCTCGAAGGCAACCGAAATCGCGCGCAGCGTCTCGCCGGCGGCGAGCCGTTCGACCACAAACTCCTGCTGCTCCTGAGTCAGAGTCGAAACCGTATGCCGTCGCGCCATCACATCCCCCGCTCGATGCCTTCGACGTTCTTCGAACCCTCGGCCACCAGAATTCCCAGGGCCGTCAGCGTCGCGATCGGCATGACGTTGCCTCCTTCGCTCGTCAGGAGCGCGAAACGCTCCAAGAGCCGCTGCTGGTCGTCCTGGCCGAGCGTCCCGAGGTCCTTCTTTCCGGCGCTGCCAACTTCCACAAGGTCGGCCTTCAGCAAAAACTCCAACTCTTGCGCCAACTTCTCCGGGGAACACGGCCAGCTCGCCCGATCGAGCAGAATCAGCAAGTCGTCCAAACGCATGGCGCGGGGACGTCCATCGTGCAGCACACGCAAAATCTCCCCCCGAATGCGAGAGGCCCGGTGGGTGGCGCGCTGGTCAAAATTCATTTCGGAATCTCCACGGTCGGCCTGTCCGCCGAGCCGTACTTGATCTGGTCTTCAACTGCGCGCAGTCGCTGGACAACGTTTTGCAACACCTCTTCCAGGCGATTTGCCCGCTCACCCGCTGACCGCTGCGCTATTCCGATCAGTTCGGATTGTTTCCCGTAAACGTCGACGACATCTTTCAGCGTCTCCGTGATCCCCTTCAGCACTTCCAACTGCTGAGTCCGGACGCGCAGGTCGTCGTCCCTAAACTTCAGCTCGGCCAGTCGGACCTCCTTCCACGTTGGGAGTGCCCGTAGGACGAAGTAAAAAATCAGACCGAACAGCACGACCGTCGGGCCGTACACCGCCAACTCCTTGAGCGCGCCGAGATCCATCACCGCCTCCACATCCCGACTACCGGCAGAACCAGCGCCGCGGCCTTCACCCAAGGGTTGTCGAGAAAGCGGGAGACTCGCCCCCGCTTTCCGATGAGTTCCTCTGAGCGTTTGCGCGCCGCAGACTCAGCCTCAAACTGAGCGCGGAACGCTTCCGCTCGCTCGGCCTCAATCGCGCGTTGACGGTCGGCGATCTCGACCTCTCGACGCGCGACAGCGAGTTGCGCGGAGAGGTTTTCGACTTTGCTCAGAAGAAGGTCGCGTTCGCGCGTGACCAGGTCGAGTTGCGCTTTCCGCTCCAGAATCGCCTTCGCGGATTCGGGCGTAATCGCGCGGTACTCTTTCCCCTCGACATCCACGATCAGGTCGCCGTTCGGCAGCCGCTCGACGACGGTCGCCACGTTCTGGGCATTACAGGTCAGCCCGAAGCCAATCAGTAGGACCACCAGGCACAGCAGGTTTTTCACTCCGAACCTCCTTCAGTCTCCGGTCAATCTCGTCACCCTCGCGGGTCAGGTTCACCAGCTCCTCGGCCAGCGCGTTCCGCCGGCCAGCCTCCTCTGCAATGAGCCTCAGCTTGACCTCGTTCGAGTGCTTCAGGTCGGCGTACTCGCGGTCGAGTTGCCGATTCCGCACTCGTTCCGCCTCGACTTTCTTTTCGAGTTCCGGGTCGAGCTTCAGCCGGAACAGGTCCAGCACCCACAGAATCGCCTTCAGCACCACGACCGACTCCTTATGTCAAAGGTCAACCCTGGTCGGCGTTCGGCTTGAACGCGACCGACTGCGGCGTGCCGTCCGAGTTGAAGTAGGAGGCCAGTCCGCTGAAGACCAGTTGCAGGAAGGCGACCGCCAGCCCAATGCCGATCTTTGCACCTGACGGCAGATTGGAAATCAGCATGAGCAGCCAAACCACGACGTGACCGGCGGCCTGGGTCATCAGGTTTTTCACCAAACCGAATTTCAGAAAATCCAACACGGCGTCACCTCAAAGACTTTTCCAACTGGAAAAGTGGAATCGATGGGAAAAGTTGACGGGCGGCGGCGGAGAGGCCGTCTACAACCAAGCCGCCGCCGAGCGTCCGGTCTGGGAGGGCTACTCAATTTTGAAAATCCCTCCCGCGTTTACCTGCCTCTGCCACCGGTCCGGGCGACCAACCCCGTCTTTGGTACTGCGACGAGGGCAGGCGCAGGGTTCTGGACGCTGAGGCGCCCGCCCCCTGCCTAGGATTCCGGGTTCAAAATCTTGGCGACCTCGAAGTGCATGCCGTCGCGCCGCCGGGTGTAGTGCCCGCCCCAGAAAAATCCGAATTCGTTGGCGAGCGGCACGAGTTCGCGGACGCTGCCGTGCGAACCGGCGCGCGCGGGCATCGCGCCCAGACCGTTCCAGGCGGCGTTGATGTCGAAGGCCGTGCCGAAGGCGTGATTGCTCAGGGCGGTCCGACTGCCCCGGATAAAACGAGGGACGAACGATCCGGCCCAGGTTTCGACGAGATGGATCAGACCGGCGTCGTCCCATGCCTGGAACAAATTGACGAGTTGCGCGGACGCCGCTTTGTGAAACCAGACCGCGCCATCACGCGGCGCGCCCTCGACACCCACCAACTGGGGGATGGTCACGCGGACGATGTTCGCCTCCGCCCATCCGTCCAGAATCCGGATGGCCTCCGGGTTGCCCGGCACTGGAGCGGGCTGGAAGCGGAACGCGCCGAAGACGCGCTGCCGGTCCGCCGTCGAGACCAACGGAGGGAAACCCGGCGCCGGAGGCATCCAGTTCGGCGGGGGCGCCTGAGCGGCCGCCTTCGCGGGGGGCTGTACTGGTTGAGCAGGTCGTAGCGGTGTCATACCCGCACTGTACGCACCCTCTACGCAGGCCAAAACCCAAACAGAAAATGGAATCGAATCTATCTTGTAAATCCAGCCCCTTGACGGAACCGGCTATAATCCACGCACTCCAGCAGTAAAATCTGAGGTGAAACGATGCCGACGCAACAGCACCTGGACTTCGGGTTTCCCATCCGACCGATGATGAAATTGGCCGACGCGATGCGGCTCGTCGAAGACCTGGGCGTGTTCCACGAGCCGCTGGGATACAAGTTTTTCTACAGCCTTTGTGATGCCGGCGATCTGGAAGCGGTTCAGATTCACCGAATCCATTTCATCTACACCGACAGCCTGGTGAAATGGATTCTCTCGCTCCAGCCGGAGGAAGTCCGGGCCGAGTGGGAGCCGCGCATCGAGCAGATCGTGTACGGGAAAATCGGACGGCCGCAGCCGAGGATGCAGCTTCGACTCATCGGGCCGACCGTAAAGTCCGACGCGCAACTCCTGCTGCCTGCCGCAATCTGAATTGTAAATTGTACGGGATACAATTTCGGGAACGAGAAAAGCCCGCCGTCTCCGGCGGGCTTTTCGTTTCGGTTCTCCGGCCTGTTACGTCAGGCTCTCCTTCATCTCGTTTGAAAGCTGGAGGGCATGCGCCGCGTCCCCGACGTGCCCCCAGTTGATAATATCGGAATCCGCTCTTCTCTTCCTCTTGAGGGTTTCGAGGATTTCCTCGACGTTGGCGATTGCGGCTTCGAGGTTCTGGTCGTAACGGGCTTCGGCTTGGCTGGTCATCTTGGTCTGGCTCCTTCGGAGGTGGTGTAACTGCGATGACGTACACCTAACGCCGCCAGTTACCCCCGCCAACCGAAATCGGATTCAATAAGACTTAATTGTGACTCAACCCAAGAAATCAAAACCTCAAATTTGACAGTTGAATGTTGAGCATTTTGGGATTCACCGGTCAAAGTGTTCGTGAATACAAAAAATCCATCCTTGCAAGCTCCCTCAAGAAACAAAACCTGAGCTTTCCCTTCTTCACGTACTTTTTTGACAAAATCTTCAACCTCAAAGGTTTCAAGAAAAGGAACACAATCAAGCACTGACTTTACATAATCCCGCCCCAAATAAATGCCTACAGATACCGATTGTGGCCAAGGAAGAGGTACCCTTTGTTTCTGAGCATGTTTTTCAAACAATTCCATTGGTCCACCAAAGTTAAAAGTGTCGTTACCTTCGCTGTTGTAAGTTACCTCGAGGTCCAGAACTTTTACACTCTGCCCCTTTTGGGTCTTTGCATAGTTCAAAATCGAGTCTGATGAAATCTTCATGTCTTTCTCCGATATACTCAAAAGATAATTTTCTTGTCTTGAATTATAACATAGAAAGCCCGCCAGTTAGGGCGGGCTTTCTGTTTCGGTTCTCCGGCCTGTTTCCTCAGGCTCTTTAGCCTATTCAACAACTTCTTCCTCAAGGATTCCGTGCTCACGCATATAGCTCATCAAGAATCGGGCGAAATCTTCAGCCCCGTCCTCCTCGATAATCTCATGCTTTACGGGCATCTTGTGGAGGATGTTTTTGGCCCGGTCATAGGCATTCAGCAGCTCATCTCTTCGTGGCCTTCCCATTAAAAGGTAACGAACCCCCAAATCAGGATGCCCACTCATCGCTGCGGCACTTCCCAATAAAAGGGTCGCCTTACGCTGCATCCAGTCCCCTTGAACGTAATCCATTGAAACTGGCTCAAGGATGTGCCGCTTTTCGTTTTGGAAAGTAAAGTCAAACTTAAATTCAAAATCTTCTCCCGCCAGAGTCCAGGGGTGCAGCTTGCCCTGCAACCGAAAGTTCACGAGGGGCTTTCGGTAAACGGAGTTCCAGACATCTTCATCCGTCCGCTTTTCAGACCGATGAGATAAATTGTTAACTCCAACCATTCGGTCGAAGACCTCTTGCAATGCCAAAACGGGATCTTCTGAAATTCCGGCCAGGACAGGGCCAACCTGAAAAGCCAAATCCGAATCGCTCCAAAGCCGCATCGTCGCTTCCCTCGCGTCTGGAAACTTTTTTTCTTCAATCACGAAAAGAAGTGGAGCCTGGCGTTCGTGTAATTTTTCCAGCGCACGTTCAAAGTGTTGAAGCACGCGCTTGTAGTGAGAGCCGTCAAATCCAGCGAATGCATGAGAAAGTCGCTCATAGCGATGCTCAAACCTTGCCCCGAGATACTCCAGATCAGGGCAAGAAATCACGACTCCTACATTGAGCATTTCACCAGCAGCAGAATCAGGAACATATCGAACCACGCAGTACGTGTAAGGGAAAAGTTTCATTTCAGACACCTCCGCAGTTCAATTTCGAATTGGGGAGTATTCTTCGCGACTTGGCTGATATGGGAACAAACTTCCGGGAAACGCGAACACCAAGATTCCGGGATCGAAGAAGATAGCTCAGTCAGCCGGGCCACGGACAGTCCCTTCAGGCGAGAAAGAAAATCTTCCGGATCAAGGGTTCGGTCTTGAAGAGGGATACGGAAAACATGGGAACGGGCAAAGGGCAGTTTCGAGACCTGCCAAGGCTTTGGATTCTTTCCAAAGCTCAAGGCGTAAAGAAACGAAAAGCACAGCTCGAAATCAAATGCCAGCAGCTTACCGGATCGAGAAGCACAATTCACGTTCCCGTTACCCACGCCGTCAGCCTTCTCTCTGGTTCGATCTGGATTCTGCGTTAAAAGGTCGAAGGCCAAAATTCTAAATGCCTGGCTCAACTCGTCATCATTCAGAAATGAGCCAGGAACAACCTGAGTAAGCCTCGGAATAAATTCACATCCAGCGGCAAGGCCCGGCCTCAACCTCAAACCTGAAGGCAAAGAAACCAGAGTAAGACTTTGGATAAATTCCGGACTGAGATTCACCAAAACAGGTTCGGGGGTGTTGATCCCGAGATCCCTTGCCAAAATGTTCCCAAAAAGTTCACAGAATAATGAAGCTTCATGGATTTCAGGATTCCCAGTTGATTTGACGACAAAGAGTTTTTTTACTTTTGAAGGGTCAAGATCGGTATCACCATTTTCAAAAATGGACGACCGAACACATTCAATGACGAGTGGCTTGGTTTTGCCATTCTGAAGCACTGTTTCGAGGCGTCGGGCCTCCCAAGTTTTCAGCATGTATTGTCCCTGGTGAATGCGGAGCGTTGTTTTTTTCGAAACCGGGGGCAAAGCCCAGGCACGACAGGCTGCAAAAAATTCCAGTTCTTTTTGTGTTTTTCAGTTTCTAGCACAAAAAAGCCGGAGGCTCGGAGCCTCCGGCGAATGTTTCTACGTTTGGAAACCAAATCGGGAAAGTGGTCGATTGGGTTCATCAGTCGAAGGGATGATAAATCCTCTGGACGGCTTCGAAGTACGGTCTCGGGTCTCGCCGCCTCTTTCGCCGGATGAACCAGCCCAGCCGGGTCTCCCGAAAGCGCATCCAGCGCACAACGGCGAACTTCATGCCAGGACCGGCTCCTTCCTTTTTTCTTCGATAAGTTTCAGTGCCTCGAAGGCCGACCGCGCCACCTGTCCATATTCGTGGGCGCGTAACTCCTCCTCGATGTCGTCGGCCGCCGGAGTGCCAGTGATGTGACCGAGTTCGTGACCGATCAACTCGACCACGTCCTCCGGCGCTGCGCCCGGCGAAACCCAGAGATGAATGACCGGAGGAGTCGCCCAGGTTTCCGCAAAACCCCAGTAGCCCATCTTTTCAGTGGCGACCACTTGAGCACCGATGTTGCTGGTGACCACTGCCCCGTCAGCCGTCTCGCCTTCAATCTCGACGTCGAGAATGTCTTCGCAGTGTTCTTCCCAGCCCTCAAGCATCGGGTGCCAATAGGCCAGGACGATTGACCGCGCACTATCGTGAAATTTGAATTGGAATTTTTCTTCACTCGTCTCAATGCACCTCCGGGAACTGGTTGTGTTCGACGCCATCGAGAAGTCGGCCCGTCAGCTTCTTTCCGAGTTTTCGATACTCCTCGCCTTCGAACTGGAGTCGGAAAGCGTCCTGATCGTTCGCGGGGAAGCTTTGCCCAGGTGGAAGCCATTCACCCCATTGTTTGAAGAAGAAGGGTGTCTTGTTCCGCTTGCACTGATCCCGAAGGGACCGCACCCAAATTGAATCGAGGCCACGGGCATTGGGGCCAGACTCGCCTCCTGCAACAACCCAGTCGATTTTATTGGCTTGGAAACCTCCGCCCATTCCCATCTCATAGCCGTAGAGGACGTCGTAGATTGTCCCGTAGGATGAGTAGACTTGCTCAAGATTGAGTGGCCCTAAAAGCGGCTCACAGGAAAGCCATCGGAGACGAGCCGGAATTTTCAACAACTCGGGAATTCTCTCGTTGGCACGCTGCTGGACCTCGACACTTACACCGAACCAGACGTTTTCCGGTGGCCGACGATGGTTCAGCCAGAGGTCCGGTACGATGACCCGGCAATCGGCAATACCGCTGTCGAAGATGGCCTGCATCCTTGGCTCGAAATTCTCCGGCCGCTTCGTGAGCAACAGCCAGTCGAGGTTTGGCGTTTGGTCGATCAGGAGAAGTAAGTCCGCAAGCCAAGTAATCGGAACTTCATTGTCGAGCCAATCCGCGAGGCTGGCGCAGAAAACGCGCGGACGCTCGACAGCGTTCTTCGCTTGGGCGTTCCAGGAGTAGACCTTGTCCCAGTTCGATTGCGAGGTACGGTGGCGCGGTTTGCCCCGCCCCCAGCCTTCCACCGCCCACTTCCTCCGATTGTTTTCGGATTCGGCATAACAGTTGGCGCAGCCAGGACTGACCTTCGTGCAGCCGATCCAGGGATTGAAAGTGTGGTCGGTCCATTCGATTTTGCTATTTGCAGCCATGGTATCTCCTCAAAAGAGCGAAGCGTTTGGCCTCGGAAAAGGGACGGAAGGATTCCGCCACAGGTGAAGGCAGTATTTGTGGAAAATGCAGTACTCGGACTTGGGCGGGTGAATCTGGAGGACGGCGTCTTCGGCGTCCCAGAACAAGTCCTTGACCAGGCACATTTCGTCCCACGTCGGGCAGCGGTCCCGGAGAGAAACAGAAACGTGTTCCCATCCGTCTTCGTGAACGGAGGCAATGACGGTCAGGAAATAGCTGCCCCGGCTGGTCACTCTCGGCACGACGAAAGCCCCGTGCATGGCCCCGGTAGGGCCGTCTTGGGCAACACTGCTCCTGACCCGGTATTTTTCGGGCATCTTGAACATTGGTTTTTCCTTGATTTGAAGGGGGACGGAGATGTCCCCGCGATGGTCAGTTCAGAACTTCCTGAATCGAATCGAACAAACTCCCCAGCCGGAAGCGAGTCCTTGCGCCGCCCCTCACCATCGTCTGAAGCATCACCGCGCGGGCGGCCGGATCGCCGAGTTGGGCGGGACTGAGTGTCCGGGTTGCGCGCCGCTCGATGTCGTCGCGCTCGTCTGGGGCGAGGGATTCGACGGCGGCCGCCACCAACTGCTCGTCGAACGACTCCAACCTTTCGAGGATATAGACCAGATGGGCGCCGGACTGAGCGAGAATGCCCAGCTCGAAGGCGACGGCCTCGAAAGTCGTCCGGAGCGGTTCGACGACGGCATCCGCGCGGGACTGCAACTCCTCCACCAGGGCGAACAGCCTGCCCTGGAGTCGGTCCTCGACCGGTTCGGTGACTGACGTGGCCGGGACGGGCTGCTCCCGGCGACCGCCCGTCATCGATGCCGAGTGTTCCTTCGCGCGCCTTGGCACGATGTCCCTGAAGTACCGGATCGTACCGATGTCGCCGCGCTTCCGTTTGAACTCGTCCTCCAGTGTCCGGATCACGACCGGCAGGGGAATTGCTTCCTCTTCCCAAGCCTTCACGATCTGGTAATCGTCGCCGGTGAAAATGACGGCCCGTCCCCGAAGCGCACCGAAACGTTGTTCGACTTCCTCGGCGTAGGACGGAATGGTGAAATCGCGTTGCGTGATTTGGTTCATCGGCCACCCCCTTTCCGCCCGATTCCGATGAGTCGCTTGACGGCCTCGACGTTCTGGGCGATTTCCTGCTTCGTCACCGGAGCGTCGCCCCGGTCAGATTTCAACCACCGGGCGACGGCGATTTCGAGCAGGAGACGGATGGCCGAGTGTCCCTGTTTGAAGGACAACTTCTCGACCGCCGACCGCTTGTATTTCTTCTGTAGCCACTCCGTAGCCTTCTCGTGGCCCCAGCCCAACCAGTCGAAAATCCTCTTGATCGCCCAGATTTGTTGGGCGGTCGCGAACTGCGCGATCGACTCGACCGTCGCCGGCGGCCCCTGATTCACCGAGCGCCGTTTGCCGAACGTCACACGCACGACATTGTCGGCAATTTCCTTTTTCTCGCGCGGGCCGAGTTCCATTCTCATGGCGTTCAGCACGTCGCCCAGGGCGGCCTCGGACAACTCGGTCAGCGACTCGACTTCGAAACCGGTCACCGCCTTGACGTAGGCCAGACGTTGCGCCCGCTGCTCGTCGCGGTCGCGCTTCAAATCGGGACGGAGTTCGGTCCAGGCGGCATGGATTCCAGCCGTCAAGGTGTCCCGGAAAGTACGTTTTTTAGCTGCACCCATTGTCGTTTCCTTTCGTTCTTTTTTCGGTAGTGAAAAGCCAGTTCATCAGTTTGAGCATCGTTTCGCCTTCAATTGGCTTGCCGTTTTCAACCCGATGCAGTGTCCCGTGGGACACTCCGATTTCGGCGGCAAGCTCACGGAGGCTCAGTCGATGGACCGACCGGTACAGGAGAAGAAGTTCACTGAGCATCAGCCACCTCCTTGAAGGTCGGCAGACTCAGTTGGCCGGCGAATTCCGGGTAGTGCCGGGCAGCCAGATTCCGCGCGGTCGCAAGCTCATCGAGCGGCTGCCGGAGGAATTGCCGGAGGAAGAACTTGAACTCCTCCAGCTCGATGCAGAAGAAGTACCCGGTCCGGCCGAAGGTACTGGACCGGCTGCTCCCGATGGGGAGCAGCCAGACCGTGCGGAGGGTGCGGACAATGTTCTTCGCCGCGCGTTCGTCGAGGTTGAACTCGTGGCAGAGTGTCCGCAGCGAGACCGGTTCGACCGGAGAGTGCCGGGCGATGTGAACCGCCACGGCAAACTCCACCGGATCGACAACGGTATCGAGATCGAGGAGGCGCCGTCGTTCCTGCTCGATGATGATCTGTGCGTTCGTCAGTCGTTCGTTCACGATGCGTCTCCTTTCAGCAGATTTCTTCGAGGCCGCCGTGGCACAAGAGCCATCCCAAGCCGCGGTCCGAGACCACAACCTCGATGGCTTCGAGCTTGATGTCTGCCCCGGCCAAGCCGAATCGCCGCCGCGATTCGAGGATTCGATCAACCTGAGCCTGTTCGGCTTCAGTCAGCACCTCGTCCAACAGGCGTTTCGCCCTCTCGACCCTTGAGTCTTTGCCCTTGAATGCCGCCACGAAGTTGTCGCTCCGGGCGCACCCACAGGATTTTGAATTCCCCTGGAGAAGATCGATGCGCCGGCGACGGGACTCCTTGCCGCAGTCGCACCGCACCTGCACCCATTGGCCGACTTCCGGAATTCCCACCACCAACCAGTTAGTGAAACGTTGCCCGATTTGAACCTCGAATTTGCTTTTCTTGGGTTTGGCACCGGCCCTGTTTTTGGAGCACCCACAGGATTTGGAGGCTCCGTTCAAAAGGTTGTTGAGGTACCGTTGCACCTCTTTGCCGCAATCACACCGCACCAAACCGCAGCCGTTGCCCAGCATTTTGAGAACGGTCCATTGGCCAAATCGCTCTCCGGGATGAACGATGATTTTCTTTCTCATCGCTGGCCTCCCTTCACCGGGAACTCGGGAATCCACCGTAGAATCCGTGTTGCCACCCACAACAGCAGGAAAATCCCCCAGCCGAACACCAGCACCGGGATGGCAGCCCGGTCTTCGTGGATGACGTCACCCCAGAAATAGCCCAGCCAGATCAGACCGATCAGGGTGTAGACAAGAAAGAAAATGATCACTTGCCACCCCCTTCCCCGGCATGAGCGCGCCCGGCCCGATGAACGTTGACGGCAGCCTTCAGCTTTTCCCGAGTCTTGCGGAAGTCCTCCGCTACCTGTTCGTTCAGCGAAGGAGCCGACTCCTTCGGCTCGATGGAATGAATGCGAAAACCGGCATCGACCGAGCCGTCCGCGTTGATTTTGAAATCTCCGAGAATGATCACGTCCGACTCCTTTCACCCGATGGCCAGCCGCGAGAACGCGCGGCCGACGACGTCTTCGATTTTCACTTCGCCCGAGCGCACCCGTTCCTTCTCGACGTTCCACACGGCGATCAGGTCGGGCATTCCCTTGTCGAGGTGGCGATGGTTTCCGCGCGTCACCGCGTGGACGTGATCGACGTACTGCTTGTCGAAGTCCGGCAGATACCGCTTCACGATCTGGACGGTCTCCTGCACCGTCAGGTCGGCCAGCGGAATGAACACGCGGACCCGGCTCGCAAGCTGGCCGAGTTCGTCGGAAACGCGGGCGCCGTCAGCATGGAAATTGTCGAAAAGCGTCTGCGTGCCGCAGATCAAGATGGGTGTCTTCGCGACTTCCCAGAGGTGGCACAGGATGCCGAGGCCCCGGCGGTCGAGGTAGTTGGCCTGGTCGATAAACAACGCCTTCGGCTGGCGCTGGAGCTTCTTCGCGATCAGATCCAGCAATTCGTCCTGGGTCTTTCCCGAAGTCCCGGTGATTCGAAACTCAGTGGCGAGCCGAACCAGCAGCGACTTCGGAGTGACCAGTGCGGAACAGAGGATGTAGACCGGCGGCCGGGTGAGATTGCGCGACGCGAATTCGCGCAGAGACCGTGATTTTCCGATGCCATATTTGCCCCAGATGACCACGATCTCGTTCTCGCGGATGGCGACCGACGCCGCGTGCTGCACCTGCTTCCACGTCTTCGTCTCGATGAATTCCTTGCCGTGGCCGAGGTACTGCTGGGACTCGATGCGCTGCCGAAATTCGCGCAGGATGCGTTCCGGATTGTTGTCCGGCTTCCACTGCGTGCCGAGACCGCCTTTTTCCTTCGAGAGGAAGTAACGGCCTTCGGCGTACATCTTGAGCGTCGTGTCGGAAAGGTAGCCGTGCTGCCCGACGTAATCGCTGCTGGACAGCTTCTTCCAGTTGAGGTGCGGATGGTCGGCGGCGTACTGTTGGAGCCAGAGTTGCAACTCCAGGTCCCAGGGCGGCGCGTCACCGACCAATTTGATTGCCAAGTTGGTTTGCGAGTTCACTTCAATTTCCTTTCAAAGTTGAAGTTGACCGGAACGTCCGCCTCCTCTACCTTCGGGACGTTGCTGGCGGTTGTTCCGGTGATTCCGGCGAGTGGCGATGCTGCTAACATCCCCACTCGACTCGTCATTAAGCGGTGGCTTTCTGCCGCTGCTTCTTCTTGGTCACTTCGCTCCGGCGGTCGAGCCGTTCAACCTCTTCGAAAATGTCCGGCTCGACTTCCAGAAGTTCGTCCAGCAACTGCTGGAGGATCAGGTCGTCCGGCTCCTGAGCGTCATCTCCCATCCGCACCGACGAACGGTTCAGAATCCGAGCCGCCTTCCGGAAGTAATTCCGCAGGCGTCCCGCGTACTCGCGGGCGAAATCGTCGAGTTCCTGAGTGTCGATCTCTCGCATCTCCTCCTCCTCCTTTCTACGCCCGTAGGCGCGGGCTACGGCCTCCCAGAACTGGTCGGCGCTGTCGAGTCGTTCATAAAGTCGGATGGCCGGTTTCGCGGCCTCGATCTCCGCCTCGATCCTTGCCTGCCGGGCGGCGTCCGCTTGGCGTCGCGCTCTCAGCAGGTCTTGCAATTTCAACTTCCGGGCCAGCCGTTCTTCGCACGAAGCACAGCGTCGCGCGGCCAGTTCCTCGGCTGCCAGCCTCTTCACGCAGGTCCTACAGATCAGCGGATTCGGCATCGTCGTCCTCGTCGTCCGGCAGCGCCCACGGGTCGAAGATTTTCGGCTTCGCGGGGTCGGGGTACTCGGTCACCGGCGCGCCGAAGTCCTCGTTGCCGGGCAGCCATCCGGCGGGCTTCCGGTACTGATAGATTTCCGCTGAGCCTGTCGCCGCCGCCGGCGCGCGCTCCTGGTCGTACCGAGTGATCAACTGCTGCACCGGCTTCAGCCGCTTCTCGCCGACCGCAACTCGCTCCTCGATGCTCTCCGTCGAGAGAATGTCGTTGATCAAGTCCTGGGCCTGGCGGAGCAAAATCCGCTCGCGGGTCTCGGCCTCGCGCAGTCGCCGAATCTCCTCGAAATTCGTCTTCAGCACGCCGCGAACCTCGACCTGTTGAGCAGTCACCCATTCACCGTTGGGCAACCGGCAGACCACCTTCGAAAGATCGTCGAGCGTGTAACGGACCTCGATCTTCGCCCCGTTGTGGTCGGCCAGTGATTCGTGCCGGAAGAACAACGTTTCGAGCCGGACCATCCCCTTCTGGATCGTGCGACCGATGGCCGACATCCCCATCATTTCCATGGCCGTCTGGCTCAGCGTGTAGCGGACTGAATACATCCGGTCGAAAAGCACCTCGGGAATCACGACCGCGTCTCCGAGCGTCGTTCGTCGATGCGCCCGGCGGTTGTAGGTCTCGACGATTTGCGCGAAGGTCGCGCGGTACTCCTCGAAGGTCGGGAAGGGTGAAGGCTTGCCTTTGGCCACCGCCTTCTGGTGCTGCCTGTAGAGTTCCTTGACGTTGTCCGGACGTTTCTCCGGTGTCGGGCCGCAGTAGCCCCGGCCCCAGAAATGCCGCATCTCCAGCTTGTGGAAGTCGCCGTGCGTCCGTTCGATCACCTTCTGCCAGGCCGCGTACGGGTCCGCGAACATGGTCTTCAGCGCAAGGTCGTCCGCCATCGAGGAGGAGATTTCCGAATCCACGTAGACGAACAGGTCCGGCTCGTCCGGCGTCTCCAGCACGTTGTGGATTTGAATCAACTGCCCGTTCATCTTCTTGGATTTGTAGTCCTTGCCGTTGTCCACGTATCGCCACGAGCCGGGTGGCTGCGCGCCCCACGTCCGGACGCCGTTCATGTAGGCGGCGATGGCCGTGTCCGTGTTTGGCCTGAACGAAACGTGGTAGCCCCACACCAGCCCGGTCCGCAGGTCCTGCCACGAGGTCACCCAGGGCCGCACCACGATGTGTCGCCGGCGACCGTCCACCGTTTCCACGCAGACCGACACCCAGACGTCGGCCATCATGTGGTCGCCGCAGACGACTTCGAGTGCTTCGAGATCGCGGTAGTCCCTGGGCGTGAACGTCTTGAAAAGGTCGGTGAACTTCTTCTTGCCCTCGATGGCCAGGGCACGCTCACCGCGCGGCACGGACTTCACGTACTTCCTGACCCAGGCGTAACTGGGCGGGTCTTCGCCGCGCCCGATTGCGACGCGGGCAGCCTCTTCCCACAGGTCTCGAATCGCCGGAAACCGCGTCCAGTTGGCGCTGATGAACTCCTGAACTTCCTTCGAGACGTTCGCCCGCCGACCGTCTTCGGCTTTCAGAGCCTTGCCCCGCGTCGGAGGCGGAAGGAATACAAGATCGCCCCGCTCGGGGTATTCCCTGATCCAGTTGTAGAGTGTCGCCGGCTTGACCGGTTTTGCGAAACGCGGCCATCGCTTAAGGATTTCAGGGTTGTTTGTCTGGGTGGCCAGCGCGGCATTCTGAAAATCCTGAGTCCACATCACATAGCCGCCGACCCCGATGTCCTTCTTCGGCCTGATTTCCTCGGCCCGGAATATCAACTCGCGCAGGTGATTCGCGAACACGACCCACGCCCGCCGCTGCTTCTCCGTCATCTCGGCGTAGATTTTCGCGATCTCCCCTCGGTACCGGTCCCGCTCGCGCTGCTTGATGAAAAGCGCCTCAAGTTCTTCGGCGTACTGTGGCCGCTGATTCTCCTCGCGCCAGCGGGCTTGGGCTTCGACGGGCATCGACTCAAGCACGACCTTCCGGACCGGCTGGCCGCCGCGCTTTTCCCCCGAATCCACAACCTTCAAGACGCCAGCAGCGATCTGCTGCTTCACCCACCGGAGTGAACACTGCATCAAGCGAGCAGCTTCTTCTTGAGTCACACAGGGCCGGTTCGTCATGCCGCACGAGCCTCCTCATACGCACGTCGCACTCGGTCACCAGCACCGATCACCTTTCGGGAAACTGACGCCGTAAGAGCCTCGAACTCCCTTACCTGCTGGATATTGGACGCATCGCGGGAGATCAGCATGAGCCTGTCCGTCAGGGCCGCCGTCTCAGTCAAAATCACCGTGGCGACCTCGACGAATGTCTCGCGGTCGATTTCCTCCGCTTGCCGCCGGGTTTCCGACAAAACGGCGAATGCCAGTTCCTCGGAATCGAATCTCCGGCAAAGCGCGGGAATCGCGGAGGCCGGGAGTTCGTACCGTCCAGTCCGCCAGTGGTAGATGGTGCGGGCGTCCTTCCCAACCAACTCGGCGATCTCGCTGACCAGCTCGCCAACCGGGATTTCCTCCTCGCCGGCCACCCGCTCGATTTCCCGTGAAAACACATCGTGCAAACCTTGCGACATAGCTCCCTCGCTTCAATTTTCGTCAGAAGTTGAAGTAGACAACGGCTCTCCGACCTGTTCGATTTCATCCGTGAAGAATTTGGCGGGGATACCCAATTCACGCTCGATAATTGCGGCAAAGTCTTTCCCCGCCTTCTGCTTTCCAGACAAAACAAGGCTGGCCCAAGTTCGAGTAACACCCGCAAGGGCAGCAAATTTCTGGATAGTGAAGTCCGGTTCCTGTTCGCGCCGACGGGCGATGGCAAAAGCCACGACCGGCGCAAGCGATACGGCTGACATCGAAATCTGCATGTGGTAGCCTCGGAGTGAAATAAACGAACGTTAAGTTCGGCCAAAAGTAAACGAGCCATTCACCTTTGTAAATTGAAAAGTAAACCATTCATTGACGAAGCTGGTTTTTGGGGTCGCCTGTGCGGTCTACTGCAAACTGACTCTGCACCTCAAATCGCACGCCAGTTTTCACTTACAAAGCAGGCTGTGTACCAATGGCGCGACGGAAAAATGCCCGGACTCGAAGTCTTGGCCATCATCGCAGAGTCAACGGGTGCTTCACTCGACTGGCTGGTCAGCGGACGCGGAGAACCGTTTCCTTCAACCGTGCCCCTGGTTGAAGAAATAGAAAAAATTGCCCGCCGAGTAGCGCGGCAAGTATTCGCAGAAGAGAACGAAAAGATGAGAGAGCCAGAGGGGACTCTGGGGTTCGAGCCTGTCCCTTACCAAACTGAAGGCATGATCCCTGTCCCTATTCTCTCGGCGGAGGACATATGGGCTTCAATGCAGAAGAAAACAAAAACGTAACGATTCTGGCCCCGATCTGGGGCTTTGCTTCCTGTGGCCTTCCCAGTGAGTGGATGGCCCTCAAAGGATTTCGGGAAATTCGTCCGCTCAAAGCCGACCTTACAGGGACACGCACTACTGTAGTTCGAGTTCAGGGAAGCTCAATGGAAGGCGATAGAATCTTCGAAGGAGACTGGGCAATTTGCTATCGGATTTTTGAGCGGCAAGAAATTGAAAAGTTTTCCGGGTTACCCTTTTTGGTAACACTTCCGGACGGCCCTGCCATCAAGCGGGTGATCGTAGCGTCGCACGGCTCGATTCATCTGAAGTCCAGCAACCCGAGATTCAAAGACATTCGTGTCGCAACCGAAGACCTTCAGGTCTTTGCTGTTGTCATGAGAGTGGAAAGGGACTTTATTTAAATGAAATCACTTGTTTCGGCCTTCACCCTTATCATTATCCTTTCAAGCTTAGGACTATCCCAAACCAAGCGGAAACCTGCTCCAAAGCCAAAGTCTTCCGCCGCCAGCTTCTCGAATGAGTCATTTGATTTTTCAAAAGACCCACTTCCCCCTCGCTTTATAGGTAACGATCCACTTTCCGTTACAGTCGGAGCCCTTCGGCTCTGGAAGGCAGTTCAAAAAGATGAGTTTGAAACAGAGGCTACAGTCCTTAGACGATTCGAAGAAGAACTAAAAAAGCCTCTTTTTGGGAACGTTCATGTTGAAGACCCAGTTTCCCTAATGGTCTCGCTGCAAAACGCCGACGTTGAGTACGATGCGGATCAGGAAGAGATGTTCATCAAATTCAACGAAGAACTTTTCTATATCCGGGACAACGAGTTTCAATTCATCCAGTCCTCAGACGGTTCTCATTTGATGAAAGGGTTTGTCGGAACGGTCATCAGAGAGAAGCTTGGATACAGCGTAGGCCAAACTTCTTTCGGGGTCCGCAAAAAATTCCTCTCCGTGAAAGAAAGCTCTTGGAATGTTATCCCATTGAAAGGACTCAACCTTTTAACCGAAAACATCCACTTCTCAGTCAAACTTTCTGAAGCTAAGAAAACCAAAGCAAATCTTCGTGCAATTGTAGTCGGACACCTCAAGCCTCCTTTTTTATCCATTGACGAAAGTGAAGAGTCGGCAACCATCGACTACCCGGAAAAAACCATTTTCAAAAAGTTTTGCATTTTCATGGATGTGGCCGATGTATGGATCTATGAAGTTGACACAGGCCAAGTAAGATACTGCACCAAATGTGTTGCTTCTTAG